GCTGGGCTTGACTCTGCCTCGAAAACAGGTGGTCGTGTAATGCGATTCGGTCCGATTCCGATGCTCTCCTCCAAAAAGTAAAAATGATGACTATTGCAACTTCAGCACCAGACCCCAATGATAGACCTAAGCGCATTAAGTCTGCACTTCACCGAGCAGCAGACTTGGCAGGTAAGACGCTTGAAGAATTCGTTATGGGTACGCCATATGAACGAGCAGTAGCGCAGGTTGGCCCAGAACATGTCGTGCAGCTTAGTGAGCCCGCGTCAATTCAGTTTGCACAGGCCATACTTGAGCCAGCAGTAGTTGACCAAGCGGTTGTTAATCGTTTCCTTGAAGCTCATAAAAAGAGCCAAGCTTAGCTTGTCAAGTATCCACATATGTGATAGAATTCATGTATGTGGGATACAATCAAAGAAATACCCTCAACCGACCAGAACGTTCTGAAATACGTGTTTACAAATGACACAGCAGTAGCAGAATCGGTTCTCTATAAGTATGAAACGTACAACGAGCGTACGGTCATCTGTTGCTCAACTCAAAGTGGCTGTCCTGTTGGATGCCGCTTCTGCGGAGCAGGAGATGCGTTTGTCCGGTCCCTATCGACGGAAGAAATTGTCGCGCAACCTGTGCATCTTTTGGAATCAAAAGGCATTAACGCGGACAAAGTACGTCGCATGCAAATCATGTTCATGAGCATGGGTGAGCCCTTACTGAACCTGAAAGCTTTGGTTCCGGCCCTTCGACAACTCTACGACCGTTACCCGAAAGCTGCGCTGTTGATTTCAACGTCAGCACCTCGGGTAGACTATACTGAAGTCAACAAGATTTCAGTTGAAATTCCAACTGTTGGCTTGCAGTTCTCCGTCCATGAATCCACAGACGAAGCACGTAACAAGCTGATTCCCTTCAAAGCAAAACTCACCCTGGACGAGATTGCTTATGAAGGAACTGAGTGGTTCTATTCTACGGGACGCCAGCCATTCTTCAATTATGTTGTTCATCTCGACAACAACAAAGATGAAGATGTCGCACGTCTGGCGGCACGTTTTGACCCACGCATCTGGCAAGCTACGATTTCGGTCATCTGCGAACGCAACGAACATGTTGCAGCGGCAAATGCACGTCAACGTGAGCTTGCTGAGAACTTCCGTCTTCGTCTGGCTCACAAGGGCTTCATGACGCGGACGTTCGACCCGGCAGGCCAGGATGATATCGGCGGAGGCTGCGGCCAACTCTGGTTCGTTCAGGACTGGATGCGGAAGAACCGTGACCTAGCTCGTCCTTCCATCGGTGCGGGTCGCGAAAGTCTCCATACGCCGCAGGTTGAAGAACCCGTCGCGGTCTAATGGGTGAAGACTTCACTGGCGTGGAACGGCTTATAGCCCAAGCATGCCAGCCTATCCATGTCAAATTCGGTGGTAATCGCGACGTTGGCATACTCTGTCGCGTCCGATTCACCGATGTTGATACCGGAAAGCATATGATGGCAGTGACCAAATGGACGGTCGAAGAAGCTATCAAGATGCGTGACGAACTTGATTTTTTCATCAATCATACGCAGGAAGCGCATGATAAACATTTGAAAGAGTTAGAGGAACAAGTTACAGCAGTAGCTGGTCCTCCGATATCGAAACTTCAATCCTAGAAAGCACTCCGACTAATGTTATAGAAAGCAGCGATAAGACCACCATGAACAAACTCCTTAAAAAATTCAAATACAAACTGCGAAATTTTTATAGGAGACACTTCATGTCTAAATTGAAAGAGCCTTTCACGTACGTAATTGTGCGTACTGATATGCCTGTGGTTAATCAAATTGTGCAAGGTGGACACGCCTTGCAAGATGCAGCTATTGAACTGATTCCCAAGGGTGAAAAATCAGGTTATAACATCTGGCTGCAAGTCGCTGATAAAGAAGCATTGGTAGAAGCGATGGAGAAGCTGTCATACAGTGGTGTTCCATACGTTGACTACATCGAACGGGACTACCCGAAGGGTTTGACAGCTATTGCAACAGGTCTGCTGTGGACACAGAAAGACCGCGAAGCCTTCAAAGGTTACGACCTCCTCACACCTATTCCTGCACCAGAAGTAATTGTTGATAAATAATGGACGACCCGTTTCTTAAACATATAATGGCCCGTCGTGTACATTCTTTCAAGGCAGAAAGCAAGTACATCTCGGGTCCTTTAATTGAAGAATTTAAGAAGACGAAGGTGGGGATAAACTACCATTATGGTGGTCTACCGTACTTCGTAGAGAATCCAGTTACCGAAATGGCTTTCGAATGTGAGTGTGAGACCGAGTTAAGGCCAGGAATGATGGCTATTCGAGGCTACCACTCTGCCTATGAAACACAGCCCGAAGCAACCCGATTAGGATGGTTTGCATATCGTAACTGTCCACATGGTTGGGAAGCTGCAATTGGGCGAGCCATGCTTCACTCTGGATTTAGCTGGGGAAGCCCTTGTTTATTACTCTTGCAGCTTAAGAATCCTCGAATAGATAATACGCGCCGAGTTTTAACCAATGTTGACTTATCGGTCAACTATGATTCCAACGAAGCGAAGCTGATTCGTGTTATTCGCCTTCGCCCAACAACAGCGTTACAGAGAAATATAGCACCAGAATATTTTGGTTGATAACTTGAGTACTACTCTTTTGGGAGTAGTACTTTATGTTAAAGAAAAGTCCAGTAGTAAGACGGAAGCGCCGCCGCCGTAAGTCAAGCAGAATCAGAAAAGGCACCTATAAAGGTATGAAGCTTGACTCCGGGTGGGAATTAGCATATGTCTTATATTGTCTTGACCATAACATTTCAATTACCAGAAATGTTAAAAAGTTTCCTTATATATATCGAGGCCGAACCTACGGCTACATTCCAGATTTTATCTGTGACGGGCAATACGTTGAAATTAAGGGCCGAGAGACCCAAAGGACCTTCGCAAAGTATAGACACTTCCCACATCCATTGACTATACTACGAAGAGACGATTTAAAGCATGTCTTTGCTCATGTGCTGGAGAAATATGGAAAAGAATACTGGCGACTCTTCGAATGACATCACGATTGTTAATTACCAAGGGCGCGAGCCCAAACTAAGTAAGCGCCTGATAGACGCTTTTGATAAGATGTGGAATGAAGAACATAATATCCCAGCCCTTGAAGAACGACTGCCAAGAGACTATAATTGTGGCTCGACCGACTCCGAATGTTAGAGTAAGATGCATAGATGAGGAACCGAATCCTCTCAATATCGTTGCCTGGGAAGATTTCTACTTCACATATAAATTGACCTACAATGTAGTAGATGAAATCAAAGAAAAGTCTTAACTCTGCAATCGTTCTATTCAGTTTAAATCTTTGTTCGTATGTCATGCTTACATGGGATTTTCGAGCAGTTGCGCAAGCAAACTATATTCAATCTCCAATTATTAACATGGTTATAGGAATCCTTGGCTTCAGCATCTTTAAGAAGATACAGGAAGCTGATACTATGATAGAGCGAGTGTTTTATATCCTCAGTTGTGGGGTAGGAGTAGACGTTGGAATCTGGGTCTCCAAAGTTTTCCTCGGACAGTAGTTGACAAAGCTCTCTAACTAGCATATAATACCTATAGCAACAGATGAAGTACTGATGGACGGCGAAACTCCTGAATCGGGAACCATTTGGCCAGGTTTACTACCCTGGTGCTACTAACTAAATAATCCGTGATATAGGCCGGTAGCATAGCGGCGATTGCAGCAGCCTCCAAAACTGCCATACAAACATCCTCGGTTCGAGTCCGAGTCGGCCTGCCAATTCAAGAAAAAGTTGTTATGGTTACTTAACCTAGCAACTTTTTTCTATTTAAACCCCTTGCCAATTCTAATTTGGCATGGTATGCTGAAGCGTACCCTCGTTGTACGAAATTGGTAAAAATGCCAGACGACGATAATACTGACGCAAAGTCATGGAGTCGCCCAGAGGGGATTGGTTATCTCTTATCAGGTGACCTGTGGACTGACAATCAGTTAATCAAAAACAACCAGAAACAAATCATATCTCTCCTCACTAAAGGATTCTTCACCTTGAATAATGATGATGCCGCACTCACGGCAGAAGTCGCAGCCCTCAAGCAACAGGAAACCGCCGAAGCCGCAGATGTTATTGCAGGTCTTGCATCTGTTGTAGCAGCATTCCAAAAGCCAGATACGACAGTCGAAACTGCAACGGCAAACCTTACAGCCATTGGTGTTGCCATGGCAGGTAGCCAGTCAGCTTTCGATTCAGCCGTTCAGGCAGCAGGCGGAACGGTCTCCGCTCCAACTATTGCTCCATCCTCATCCGATACTCTTCCCGCTTCATAACACACACCAACTCTTAGAAGTTGATATTAAGGACTGCCTTGACAGGTGGTCCTTTTTGTGTTATACTACCCGATGAATGGCTAAAAAGAAGAAGAAAAAAGAGCGAAAGATTCGTTTCGCTTATGATGCTTGGTGGTTTCTCAATAACCATCCCAAGTTTCGCCTGCGCGAACGCTATTTAATTAAAGATGGCCAAGCAGACCCTAAAGGACATGTTGTCTTTGAAGAAGATGGCGTGCGATATTTTGAATTTCGTCATAGCCATAAGCGTGCTTTAGATGATATTGGACATGATATCTTCTACACGAAAGTTGACGAAACCGGCTACGTTAACGATGACAAAACCAAACGTCAATACACAGAAGTGTGGCTTGAATTTGGGCAGATTATCTATCAAAGTGACCTCGAAAAGAAAGAGGTTAAGTACCGTCGCAAAGAAGCAAAGAAACGTGGCTGGGACTATAATGAAGCGGATGAACGTAAACTAGACCCGAAAGAATACGTCACCATCACCCATTATCATGACTGGCATTTGGATGTAGGTGCCCCCACCTTTGATGAAGCTCTCGTCAAGCTCGCCAATAAAGTATTGAAACACTATGGCGATTATGTTGATGATAAAGATGAGCATGACATCTGTGGTGGAGATGAGACCTGCATTGATTGTAGACGTATTCATACGATGCGCACGTTGCCCCATGGTGAAGGCAAAAGCATGTGCTATCGTATCGTTTATGAAGACGAACTGACCCCAGAAGAATTGGAAAAGAGTCAACCAATGTTTCTGGAGCATGAGAAAAAGGTTTAGCTCATGACTACAACTTCTATCAATCAAAGGTTTCAGGAACAGAACGTTGGCCTTTTCACTGATGAAAAGCCGCCCGGTGTTCTTGTCATTCCTGTTGATGGCTTTGTTAAGAACAACGGTAAGAATCCGATGGGTGCTTTCTGTGGGAAGATAGCTAAGAAGCGATTCAAAGGCTTGGATGCTGAGTGGGG